CCAACTTTGAAGTGTATTATCGTTTGTAGAATATGAAGCAACTTCTATTGCATCATTCTGCGAAACTCCAAACCACACATCCGAACTTTGAGAAACATAAAATAACCCCGTATCCTTTACACTCAATAATGAGCCGGATTTTACACTACCTGTGAATTCACCTAAAACTGTATATGGTAATGACATATTTTATTGTGTTGGAGGATTTTGTTCTTCTAATGACAACGGAAGATATGGATATGAAGATTGAAAATCTCCATCTACAGAACCCTGTCCAAGTTGTGTTCTTAGGTTAATGATAGTATTCTTAATAGATTGTATGTCCGCCGAACCACTGTCTTTGGTACTATCGGAAACTAGAGAATCCAATTGATTTTGTAGTTGAACATTTTGATAAATGATAGCATTAATCTCATCAATTGCTTCTTGTGGAAATACAGTCGCTGATGATGCTGTAGGCGGAGCCGGAATAAATTCTGTGAATGTAGGATTATAAAATAAGGATATTTTATCATTATTATACACCAATCTTGATATAGGAAGGCTAAAGTAAACCTCTTGGAATACCGCAGACATTGGGTTTAAAATTTCGTTACCCACTTCATCAAATTTGTAATTGTAGATACCGTAATTTGTAAAATTTGCTATTTGTTTGGTGAATTCCATTGTCTTATCTCACAATCTTAAATATGTTACCTTTATCAAAGGTATATATGGACCCACTAGCTTCAACTCTGATTAAAAGTCTAAAATACCTTTCTTGTGGATAAGCTGTGGTGTCCAAGTAGAAATAATTTCCGTTTGAATCACAACTTATCTGGGTATAATTATCGAAATCAAGTATAATTTGCTCGGTTTCGTTATCTTTAATCGAATAGTATGACGATGATGGTAAATATTGTGGAGTAAGGAATTGTGTAAATTGCGTTTGGCGATTAAAGTTCTTGAGTGGGAACTGTTGACGACCAAAGACGTTTATTCTAATTATATCACCCGCGTTCACGGAATCTGGAACGTTTTGAACAACGGCTACGAATGGGGAATTTACATTCACAGGAGACAGACTAGATGATGTTAGGTTGATACTACTTGTGTAAAGTAATGGAGCATTCAATATACTTCCACTAAATGGAGCATGAATGTGGATACCAACAAGTGGGCCGCCGGTAAATACACCATCAAAAATACCATAATCAGAACCAAAATCACTGCCTGTTGAGAAATTGGTTATTGAACCAAATGCTGGACCATTGACATATGAACCAGTAAATGATACGTTCATGGCAACTGGCCATAGTGGAAGGAATGGGTAACTAGCACTGATATGAGAACCTATAATCAAAGACTCATTCCAACTACCGACCAAGTAACCATAACCAAAAATATATCCGTGGATAAGACTCGACGTGAACGTTGCTCCCGGCATTGTTCCATCAATGAATGTTCCCATTACATATGACATTGTTACCATGCTACCACTACAAGAACCTGATAATGCTGCGTCATAAGTTGTATCCGCTGGCCAATTATATTGATTAAATGTGTTGAATGGATTTCCCCATCCATAAATGTCCAATCCCTGATATTGAGTCTGGTTTTGTCCGCCCGGCAGACCTGCACCAACATTAAACACAGGCTCACAGGTTCCACATTTGTTTATCAAAGGAACTATAGAATGACTAAGTGAACCTGAAAAATTGCCTATGATAGACATACTAATGATTAGACCATTAACACCTGTCAACGATGCAAGTCCATTAGCAAAATAACTCGTAAATGATGCGGTATCAATAATAGACCCGGTTATTGATGACGTGGTGTAACTATAAGATACACTTGACGAAAAATTCATGTTACCGATGCCAGTAAATCCACCATACAGAGAACCACTAATAGCACTTCCTGTAATAAGACTTCCATACAATCCTGCTGGAACTGTAGAAATGTTTGCACTTGCTGTTACAACACTTCCAGTTGACCAAGACCAACCGCCGGAACCAGAACTCCACCCAACGTCCAAAATTGGTTCGTAAATGGTATTCGTATCTTTACTAAAGAAAAATAGACACATACCAATAGGATTAGATGAAAATTCATCACTACTAATCAATACAATACCATTATTTTTAATTGTTCCATTCAACCAAGCATTTACTATCGGAGTAACATTCATGTTAATATCTCCGACTTGATAGTTAAAAGATTGAGTAACAGACAAAGACTGAATGTAAGATGACCCTGTAACTGCCCAAGGAGTTCCATTCTGATAATCTCTATAAATCCAACTAGCACCATCCGTAGAACCATTATCTGACACGTATCCGTCGCCCATTACCCAACTTTGAGAAATTGGAAATGCGTAAACGTTATACCCTATAGGTAAATTAAATTCTCTGGCAATGTTAAGTTTGAGATTAAATTGTGGATTTACAATATCTCCATTAGCAATAGATTTAGAAATGGATGTGATATCAAATTGAACCAAGGCTCGATTTTTATAGTCGCCGATAATAACTTCTGTATGTGGCACGTTTTTAACATCCACACCATCAATATTTCCAACCAATATTTTACCTGTAAATCCAATAAGATAACCATTAAATATACCAATAAAGCTACCTGATAGACTTCCTGATATTACACCATTGATTACTCCACTACCTGAAATCACAGAATCCCATGTAGTGAACCAATTGTTGTATTCAAAAATTAATCCGTCCCAAGTTGACCCAGAAGATATTGTATGAACTACGATTGTTCCGCTAAAATTAGTCAAACTTCCTGTAGCATTTGATGCACTAATATAAGTTCCGTTATTCCAACCTATGGCACTACCAACGAAACTTCCTGAGAAATAACTTGTACTAAAGGAAACAGGGTCAACGCTGGTATTGAATATACGACCAACCGCAGTTGATGCAGAACCATAGAAGGATGCTGTAGAAAGCGAGCCTGAGAATCCTTGGACGCATAGATTTGTTACAAATGACCCGGATGGGGCTATTTGATAAATTGTGGTCGGTTGTGTTACTTTTGAAGTAATGTCCTGAGTACCTACACGCAAAACTTCATCCAACCCAAAGTTTAGGTCATCATATCCTATAGTGTTGGTTATGAAAGTGTCTTGTGATGGATAAATGAAATGATGCATATTATAGTACAGTTCCTTTAATATCCTTATCAGGATACTTTACTTCAAAAATAGAAGGGTCTAAAGAAGGATAAATTGTGTCATTTTTTGTTGCTGCATCAATATCGTATTCTATCGAAGAGTAAGTTTCGCCGTTGGTTGTTAGTGGTGTAAGATTGGTGATATTCAATGATACAATCGTCTGAACACCGTCAACTTTGGCCATTTCTAGTCTCAAACTACTAAGACTGATGGATTGTGAAAACTCCCATCTGTCTATATTAAAGAAATTTTGAACGGCAGCAATTACGTTTTTCAATACGTCTTTTTTGTTGTTACCTTTGAATACTGTAATTACAAATTCGACACCAATATTGATTATGTAACCATCAACAATGTTAATACCATCCGTCAACATTCTATAACGTCGTAGGTAAGTTAGAAGATTAGAAGTTAAAGCATCATTCACTTGTGTAAGTTGTCTGTTTTCATCATAAGACAAAACATACAAATTTACAGCAAATGGGTTACTTCTATCAAAAGAAATCTTTCTAAAATAGTTCTGTGTATCCTTGTTAATTACTGTTGCCACATTCTTTTCATTGACTGTTCCTGTCAAAATCTGGTCTTGGTTTACATCCAAACTGTTATAGGTTATGACTTGTGCTTTAGCTATAGAACCATATTTTGGAGGTATTGAATACACCCTCGCCAAGTAATCTTGTTGAGTTACTATACGATTTTGAGCAGCAAATGAAGCAATAGCATTTAGTCTAATATCTTCATTACTTTCAGGTCCAGACCCACCAACCGTAGCATCAGCATTGTTTACTCTCAATGACGTTTTAACTGTATTGAGTAGTGCTGATTCTTCCGGCAATAATCCGTTACTTGAATTATCCATCGTTACCGCGTCAATGTTAATGACGGAGTTTGATGGTGAATTTGACTCAAATCCACCGCCGACGGTGTATGTTACAGTTAAATTCGTGTTCTGTGGTGCCAGTCCATACGTGTCATTTTGAAGGAAATTGGATGGGTCTAATGATAGATTTAGATTGCCCAAATTTGACAACCCAACACCAATTTGTTGTGAACTTAAGTTGATAATTTCATCAGCAAATCCATCAGTTCCAGCTCCAAATTGAATAAATGTTCTACTATTTTCATCAACATTTACGGTAAATCTTCGTGAGGTTTTTAAATAGTTTAGAATGTAAGGAACTGTACCTCTATATGCGGCAAGACTTCCCTCAAAAGCATCACTATTAGGAACATCATTTAAAACCATTTCTTGAGCAAGAAAATCAACTTGATGCCACTCATTATTATCCGAATCAACTACACTAATAATCTCCAAAACATTAGTCTCATCGAGATAAAGATTCAAAAATGATTGCATAGCATTGACTGTAAAAGTCTTGGTTATAACCTTTCCTGAACGAATATTTGCCGTCTTTTGCAACAAGAAAAATGTAGGAACTCCTGTATCATCTCGTTCATAAACCGTCGTAATTCTCTTAGATAAAAATGTATTTACAGCAAAATTTACAGGCTCAGCAGTTAAAAAAGATGCTCCAACATTGTTGGATACTTGCATGTTTTCTTTAAGATTCAATGCAAATTTTTGGTCAGGAACATAATTTCCGTCTGCATCCGTGGTAGATGGACAAATTTGAAATATGTCTATTTTACCTGTTGCTCCTCTTGCTGGTTTTGTTGTATAACCCAAATATTTAGATAAAGCAATGATGTTCTTTCTCTCCGTTGTATTGTAGAGAAGACCTTCTTTAAACGTGTAATCTGTGTAATATGATAGAACGTCACCGACATACGACGCCATATCAATGAACATCATACCGGGCGCAGCGTCGGTAAAATCCTTGTATGTATTTGGGTAGTAATACTTAGCAAAGTTAACTAGATTTTCACGAAACTGTGAGAAATCTTTGTTAAGATATCTTACCTCTTTACTACCCGGTAGAAATGATTTTTGTATTGTATTTGCCATATTACTGTGTCGCGTTATTTATCGTGACGACTACCAAATCTATTTGTTTTGTCAAATTCACCATGAAAGTAACAGCGATTCTTAACATATAAATATCTTTGTCAGCAGTTACTTCGTCACTTTTTAAAAGGTTAGTTGTTATATCTACAACTGTGACGTTTGGTATCCAAGAAGCAATGTCTTCATTCACTATTTGAATTGCTTGGTCTTTCAACGTATCTACGTTTTGTTCAAACAACAAATTCCACAACCTTGTTCCAAATGTAGGTTGCATTCTTCTTTCTCCTTGTCGAGTATTTAGAAGATTTGTGATATTAGATTTTACCTGTGTAAGAGTATCAAAAGATTGTGCAAAATACCCACTATTACCGCCTTGAATAGGAAGAGTCATTCCTATCGGAGTAGCAAGAGTAGGATTTATTAAAGTTGTTGCCATATTATCCGTTCATAAGCGGATTAAATCCGCCGCCGAATCCCTTTTTTTGTTCATCCATTTTTTTCATGACAGCTCTGAAATCTTTTTTGAATACCTTTTTAAGAGAATCAGGTATTTCTGCGCCGCCATCTAAAACGGATGTTTGAGGCGGTGCTGCCGTTTGTCCGACCATTTCTCTCAAGAAATCCAATTTAGTTGCTGGTGCTGCTGGTTG